CCGAGAGATTTCCAAACATTATGATGCAACATCATATACCCGAAAATGTGGTGATGAATTTTGGTCTCAATTTGTTGGTCAATCAATATTATTTTATGACGATATCATGCAGAATAAGGATCATAAAGATGCTATGGAATGGGTTCTGCATGCTCAGGAAGATGCCAGTACGACAATTGGCGCAGCAATAGAGGACAAAGGAAGACCTGTAAATCCGATTTTGATGGTTGCAAGTTCCATTTACCACGGACTGGCGGATGGACCAAAGGCTTCCCCAATATTGTCTGATGCTAATTCTCTTCATCGTCGTCGAGATGTCGTTCTCTATGCTGAAAATGTTGAAGCCATGGCACACCAGTCAGAAACTGGAATGAGTCCTGAATCTGCGGAATTCTTTCAGAAACATCCTACCCGGTTTTATATGCAACGGCCAATGCCAGTTCAAGGTGATGTTGAAGCTGGTAAGTTTATCTTAAATTCATCTGGAGAAAGATTAGAAGTTACAATAGAATCCCTCGTCGCTTGGACTAAACAGAGAGAAGCTCATCAACGCATGCTGTTTCGAAGCAAATTGGCTAAATTAGAATTATTTAAGGATCGTCTCGGAGAGGAGATTTCATATGATAGAGACTTTGCTATTGATCCACGTTGCGCAGCTGTCAATTTCACTCCGATCCTTAGAACAACGGTTAATCCATGCAAACATATTGTTGTTAAATCTTCCCCTGGTTTACAATTTGAAAATAATCCCCTTGTATCTGAAGATAAAATTTTTCTCGCAAATGCTCGTATTCTTTTAATGAGAGACTTTCCTTGTGTTCAATGTATTCAAAATTTTGCTTGGCAGTTAAATCTTACTCAATATCGTTGTATTCATCATTCTATAATGTTAAAATCAGATGTAATTGATCTTCTAAATTTGTCAATGGAATTTCTTACGAATGAAACGGAGAGATATACTATCGAGTTATTGGAAAAAGAATTGGTACTAAGATCAGAGTCCAAAGTTCAAGAACTCCAACCTATTCCGAACTCCTCTTTTGTTCAGCGGAAGTATTATTCTATTCTTTTATCTGGTCCCCCCGGTACTGGCAAAACAACCGCACTGTCCCGAATTCCCAATGTTCCTGTTTGTGATGATTTCACCCTCACAGATGAGAGGTTCCAGAGGGCTTGTGAAATGGCGGACGATTATCACACAAAAGGTGGAACTCCTATTATTTTTACATGTAATCCTGGCGTTTTGGATACCGATGAGAAGCGAGAAAGATACGATATTATCCGACGACGATGTACGGCTATTGATTTCGAGTTTGCAACTTATGGTCTCATGAAGAAGAGGTACACCCACGAGGATTTGCGAAAGTGCAACTCAAATGATAAAGCTAGGTTAAATCGAATGGTTAACATCACCACACACATGGATGGTCAAGTAGTTAAGTCAGCTCTAACAGAACTCCCAGGATTCATTCAATCGTTAATTGCTAAGCCAAAGGTAGATGAAAAGGTGATAACAACCGGAGGAGTAGTTCGGATGCCAGCACCACCTGCATCGATGGTTGATATCATTTTGGATACCACTAAACATTCATTGGCGGAATTTGCGACAGCACTCAAGGGGATGAATATTCTTAAGGTGAAGAAGATGGTAACTGTCAATGCAACTTCGAAGTTGTTGGAGGTCATTTCTGCCGGTCAGTTCTTGTACAGACAAGCACCTTCGGGAACTTCTTTTCCAACTGAAAATGAAGAATATGTAGCATATATCAACAATATCGATGCTCCCTCCCCAATGGATGGTGTATTCCATATGAGAGGTTTCCAGAGCGATATCTACGTACAGTTGGTTAAGGGAGAAAGACCGATGGCGTGGATTGCAGAAGAAGGTGATTTCGAATTGTATGAAGACAAAGTTGTTGTTGGAGAGAAAGAATATTTTCCTAGAGCCGATCAGGAATATGTCATGAAAATCTTGAGGAATTTGAAACGTACACGCATTGAACAAATTGATGTCGCACAACAGGAGCAAAGGAATGAAGAAATTGTTGTTATTAATTCTCAGGTTAATTTGGACATTGTTAAAGCAGTGTGTACTCTTATGGATGTTTCGGTGAATCTTGCAGTTTCCGGTGCCATGTTTAAGTTTGCCAAGAAACGTTACGAACAGATAGG